GGAATCAAGCCACGCCTGTCGCTCGGGCGTTCCCGGACGCGGAACACTGCGTCGAGTCGCCGCCTTGATGCGCTCCCTGTGCGCTTCGTCCGCGCGGTACTTCTCACGCTGCTTTGCCTGTTTGCAGGCAGCGCACTCAGCCCGGTAGCCGTCGTGCTTCGATGAGTCCCGATGGAAAGCGGCAAACGCCTTCGACTCTTTGCAGGTGCTGCACGTCTTCATCTCGAACCCCGCAACGCCAAGCGCCCCGCGTTCTCACCGAAGGCGCGCCCGAAGAACTCCGGCAGCTTCGCCTTGGACACGCGCTCGGCGATGCCGTAGAAGTCCAGTCGTGTGCGATAGGTGGCCTTGCGCACGAACATGAACAACGGCGTGATGTTGCGGCCGGAGAAGTCGGCGGCGTAAACCCCTGGGGCAGTCTTCGCACCGGGCGGAATCACGATGAACTTGGCGCCGGCCTTTCGCGCTGCCTTGCGCAGACCGCGCGTGTTCCTTGGGCCGACATCCACCGTCTGCCGCAGCTGCGCGATCACCTGCTGCACGATGCCCCGGCTGATGTTGCCGTAGGCGTCAAGGCGAAGCGCCTTGCTGGGGACGATGAGCCAGCCAGCAGGCAGCGCCCCGATGCGCCGCAATGCCAGTTCCAGGCCCTTGTTGCCACGCGCACCGCCTTCGACCTGAGGTGTCAGCACGACGGCAGGCGACGGGTCGCGCGGGGCCTTCTGCTCCGAGATGAAGACCTCGGCCACCGGTGCGCCCGCTGTCGCCGCCGTGACCCTGACGGAGCGCAGCGTGTACGGCGTGGGCCGGTCGAACACGCGGGACATCTCGTCCTGAATCTCGACGCGGATCTCGTGGGCCGTGCGCGTTGCCGCTGTCGCAGCGACGGCGCTGATGCGGCGCGAGCTGAACCGTTCCGCCAGATCGCGCGTCGCCTGATCCAGCCCTTGCACATCGAGCGTCAGCTTCATCGCTTCCCCCTGCACTGAAAGTCACTCTGCGCCGCCTCTAGCACCTGCTGATGGCTCACCTCGAAGCGCTGCAGCAGATCGCGGTACGCCTGCGTCTGCCGGCCCTTGCGCGCGGCGTCCCAGCACTGCGGGCCACGGCGCGGGCCTGGCAGCCGGTGCATCCGGCGGTGAACAGCGCCCACACCTTTGTGGCCGCGGCCTCGCAGTCCTTGCAGGTCATGCCGCCAGCTCCATCTGCCCCGTCTCCCGCCGGCGACGCGGGCGCACAGCTGCAGCCCTGCGAACCCGCTCCGGGATCAGCCCGGCGCGGCGCGCGCAGGTGGGGCCAGCGTAGCCGGTGCCTTCAGGCGTCGTGACCGTGGCCGCTGCTCGCGCCAGCGTGCGGCCGCAGATGTAGCAGCGCATCACGCGGCCAGCTCCTGCTGCACCGGCTCGGCCAGTTCCCACACCTCGACCCGCACGCACGGCGTGGCCGCGTAGCGCTTGCGCACCCGCAGGTCGACCACCAGCACATCGTCGCGCCAGAGCACGCCGTTCAGGCCGTCAAACACCGCCTTGACCACGTTGTCGGCGTCGGGCTTGGTGGTCGGCAGCACATCGCCGGCAAGCGCCTGGCGCTGCTTCTTTCCCGACCAGCTGGCCGGCACCTGGGCGTCGATGAACACGTTGCACGCGACAGCGCGGTCGAGCATCGGGCGTCCGGCCATGGCAACTTGCGCGGCGTGCGCGACGAGGCCCTCGTAGGCCACGGTCTTTGCCGGCGTGGCCATCCGCGTGAAGCCGCCGATCTTGACCACCTTGGGGCGGCCCTTGCCCTGCGGTGCACCGGGGACGGTGAAGGAGATCATGCTGCGGCCCTCCACTCCGTCGAGTTCGCAGGCAGCAGGAGCATGCGCTGAGCGGCCGCTGCGTTCTTGCGCGCGCGGAAGTCGCGCCCGATCTCAGCCCGCGACTTCGGCCGCGGCTTGCGAACGTCCGCGCCGGCGCCGAACTGGAACAGCTGAGCCGGGTTGCCGATGCGCTCGGTGTTCCACCCGGCGACGTGCACCAGGCCGAGTGCACGCATGCAGCGCAGCAGCTCGCTCAGTCGGTGGTGCGCGTAGCCGGTGGCCTCCCGCAACTCGGCGCGCGAGACGGGCTCCTCCATGGCGCGCAGGATCGACATGAACCCGACCAGCTCGGGCCGCGGGTCGCTGAGCACCAGCCCAACGCCGTGGGTCTTGCGGCGCAGCGGCACCGGGTAGGTAGCGCTGGCGCCAGGACCGAACTCGAAGCGCGGGATCAGCATGCCGCGGCCGCGCATGTTCGGCACCCAGTCGGACACGTGAACGAACCCGCCGCGCTCCAGGCGCCACAACGTTTCGCCCATGCGCTGGCGTCCGCGGTTGAACCGTTCGGCCAGGTCCCAGGCCGTGCCCGGCGTGTCGCGCAGGCTGGCCAAGATGCGGGCGTAGGCCTGCAGCCCCATGCGTCCGTGCTTGCGGCGCGTCATGCCGCCACCTCGCTCAGCACCTGCATCGGCGCCACGCGCTCCCACGTCCCCGATGCGTCGCTCCAACCCATGGCCTCCAACTGGTGGCGCTGCGTCAGCGACACGCGACCGCCGCGCTCGGCGACGATGCGCAGGATGTTGCGGGCGCACTTCTTGGCCGGCGTCTCGTTACGGCCGTCAGGCGCCTTCAGCCTGGCCACGATGGCGCTCACCCGTTCGGGGTCGGCGCGCACGTCTGGCGGCGGCAGGGCCGGCGAGTCAGGCAGCGGCGCGGCGCGGCACAACGCGCGGAACTGCATCGCGTTGGGCGGGTTGCTCGGCAGGTAGCGCAGCGCGTAGCTGATCGAGTCGCCGCGCGTGCCGTCGAGCACGTCAGCCCAGTCGGCCTTGAGCGTGTCGATGGGGGCATCGGGCCATTGCCGCAGGAACGCAGCGCCGTAGCGCAGCGACAGGCGCCCGAAAAGGTGGTCAACCCAAGAGGCTGGCAGTGCCATGCGGGGGCTCCATGTCGATGGTGTCGGCAGCGGGCTTGCGCTTCGCCGCGTAGGGGCCGAGGGCGGCTTCGTTGCGCTCGCGCTGTTCGCGGCGCCACTCGGGTTCGTCGGTGGTGGTTGCGTTGCTGCCGCGTTCGCTCGCGCTCAGCCATGACGCCTCCAGGCCCTGCGACCCGCGACGGCACCAGCAGCGCAGGAACGCTTCGAGCGTCAGCCCGGCCTTGCGGGCCTCGGACCTGGCTCCTTCGAGCACCGTGTCGGTGACGGGGGCTCGCTTGGCTTTTCGCAGCTGCAGCCAGTCGGACCAGACCTGCTCGGGAACATCCTCGGGTTTGGGCAAGGGGGTCGCGCGCTTGCGCGCGGGGGCTCTCCCCTGCTCCTGCTCCTGCTCCTGCTCCTGCTCCTGCTCCTGCTCCTGGCTTCGAAGGGGCTTCGATGGGGCATCTGTAGCCCCTTCTGTTTCATGCTCTTTCGAGCCTTCGAATTCCCGGCGGCGTGTCAGGTTGAAGGCGCTGGAATAGCGGTCGAACCAGCCACCCAGGAACGGGTTTTCTGGAAGGGCCTCATAGTCCTTCTGGATGCCCCTGCAGCGCTTGTCTCCAGAGGAGAGAGCATCTGCAATCTGCCATGCGGCCATCTCGTGCACCCACACCATCTCGGTGTCGGCGTCGTGGCTGCAGAAGCCGCATGCGATGCAGTCGCTAAGCCCCTTCGATGCCCCTTCGATGCCCAGCCCGGTTTCGTGGGCCATGTACATCAGCGGCTGGTAGTACAGACCGAGCATGTTCGAGTGCGGAGAGGACACCAGATACAGGGCCACAACAACCCCTTCGATGCCCCTTCGCCGCAGTGCGCGACCTGTCGCGCCTGTCCAGAACGTCGGGCTCAGCTTGGCGTATTCGCGCATCAGGCGGCCTTCTTCAATGCCTCGATCACGTCGCGCGCCACCGGCGGGCACACGGCATTGCCCAGCAGGTGCCACGCGGTGGCCACGTTGTCGGGCAGGCGGTAGCTGCCCGGGAACCCCATCAGCGCGCGGCCCTCAATGGGGCTGACCATGCGCATGCGGTCGCCGTCGACCACGGCCCAGCGGGCGCGCGTGGTCAAGGTGCCGATGGGGCGCTGCAGGCTGCGGCCGGTCTCACCGCTGCCGCTGCCGTAGTACGGGGCCAGGATGCGCGGCCCGTGCTGGCGCTGGCCGGATTCGATGCGCGCCAGCGTGCGCGCGCTGCGGCCGCGCCGGCGCACCGGTGTCCAGCTGCCGGCGCTGAAGTCGATCACCGCGGCGGCCGGCTGGTGCTGGCGCTGTGCCAGCTGCAGCGCCACAGGGTGACGGCTGCGCGTGCCCACCACGAACAGCCGACGCCGGTGCTGCGGCACTCCGTGGTCGGCAGCGTCCAGCACCATCGGCGCCAGCGCGTAGCCCAGGGCATGCAGCGCCGCACACCAGGCCGGCCACAGCACCCAGCGCGCGAACTCGGGCACGTTCTCGACCACCAGCACGGACGGCCGGTGCACCTCGGCGCAGGTGACGACAGCCCAGGCCGTCGCGCGCTGCGCGTCGTGGTGCGGCTTGTCGGTGCCGCGGGCGTTGCTGTGGCCCTGGCAGGCAGGGCTGGCCAGCAGGATGTCGTGCGCCGGCGCGTCGCGAAAGTCGGCTTGCTGCAGATCCTGGCAGGCGTGCTGCGTGCCCGGGTGGTTCGCGGCGTGCCACTGCACCGCGGTGGGCCAGTGGTTTGCGGCCCACACCACGCGCGCGCCAGCCATGGCCGCGCCGGTGCTGAAGCCGCCGGCGCCCGCGAATAGGTCGATGGCGCGCATCATGCCACCCCACCCCATTCCCGCGCCAGCGCGTATTCCTTGGCCGGATAGCCGCGCGCGGGCTTCGGCCCAGGCCGAGAGACCAGGATCCCCTGCGCTTCCCACTCCTTGCACCAGCGATCCGCGGTCTCGAAGGACCATCCGACCTGCTCGGCGACTTGGCCAACGTTCAGCCAGAAGGAGCGGCATACCTTGAACAGCTCGCACGCGGCAGCCTCGACGCGATAGCCCTCGACGGTCATGCCGCGGCCCTCGCGCTCGCCTGCATCTCCTCCAGCACGGTCAGCTGGGCCTGCATGGCATGCCACTGGCTCACCGCGCTGTTGCCGAGCACGCGCTCGATGGCTGCCACGCGGTCGCCCGGCAGATCGCGCCGGCCGGGCTTGTCGTCGGCGTTGAAGTAGTCGCTGACGTGCTGGGCCGGAAGACCGGCTTCCCCGGCCAGCTGCCGCAGCGTCAGCCGCGACCGGGGACTGAGCGCCCTGCACAGGCGCACGGCCTGGCGGTACGTCTTGGCCGCGCGCAGAGCCTGCGGCGGGACGATGGCCGGTCCATCAAGCCGGCACAGCAGCGCAAGCTGCAGTTGTTCACCCATGGTTGCCTCCCTAGGGTTCACGACAAACGAAGGCCGCACCAGTTGAAACCACGGTTCGATGCGGGCGAAAGTGAAGGCATGGGGACTCAGACGCTCATCGCCTTCGGGCTGCACGCGAACGCGACCGGACAACGCCGGGGAGGCTTCGGCGGCGGCCGGCCTGTTGCGAACACGTGCAGCCCGAAGGTGGCGCAAAAAAGAACCGGCCGACCGCAGCACGAGGGCCGGGCCCTCACAACGGCTGCGGCCGGCCAGCAAAGCCCCGCTTTCGCGGCGCCAGGAGGAGACATCGGCGGCACGCATGGCTCAGTTCTCGACGGGCAGCACGTCGGTGCGCTGCTGCTCGCAGGTCCAGCTGCCATCGGGCTGCTGCTGCAGCGCGGGTTGGATCGGTCGGCCCGCGGTGTGGCCCGGAACGCGGCGCAGGCACGGGATGCACGGCACCCGCGGCCGGCCCAGCTTGTCGGGCTTGCCGGTGCAGGGCTGCAGGGTGGTGGGCATCAGGCGGCCTGCTTCGTCGCCGATCGGTCTGCGGGCACGGGTGGGGCGCCCTCGGTGCCGATCAGTTCAGGCCAGATCAGGTGCCAGTCCAGCGGTCGCATGTGCCACCGGCAGACCTTGCGCTTGACCACGGATTCAAGCTGCGCGCATCGCAATACCGGCACGCCACGCGAGCGCCAGTTCGAGACGGTCTGAACGGACTCGCCCATGAGCACGGCCAACTTCGCCATGCCATCGCAGGCTTCGGCAGCAACTTCGATCGGATCGTTCATGCGGCGCATGGTACACGCGCCGTGTACTGCAGTCAACGCGCCGTTTTCTGGCAGGCCGAATGCTTGCCACATGGACGAGAAAGAGTTGCACGAATCGTGGGTCCGAATCAGGGACCGCATCGCCGAGATGCCAAAGGGCCGTGCCCGCGCATCTCGTGTGAACTTTTTGTTGACTGCGGTACACGGCCCGTGTACATTGGACCTCACAGCACGGAGGTCCACATGCAAACGCACAACAAGATCCCCACGCCCGAGGTCTGCGACAGCGACTTCGGCGCGTTCGAGGC